TTAATATCAAATTATTGGTAGGGGCTTAGCCGTGTATTCATCTGGGATTGGTGGCGCTAAGCGTGTTGGCAACGTCAGCACTGTTGATTCGCCCAACCAGGCGTACATGAACATGGCTGACCACTGGAGCCTTCTGGAAGTTCTGTTATCGGGCACTTACGGCCTTCGGAAGGGCCACAGAAAATTCTTGATGCAGTATCCCCGTGAAGACGATCTCAGCTATGACAATCGTTTGAAAACCAGCTGTCTCAGCCCCTTCTACGCTCGCATCGAAAAAATGTTGGCGGGCATGTTGACCCGCAAGCCGGTCAGATTGACTGACGTAAGTGACCCGATTACAGAGCAGCTGTTTGACGCAGATTTGCAGGGAAATGACATCACGCAGTTTCTTTATGAGGCAACAAGAATTTGCCTGCGATATGGACATGTCGGTGTTTTGGTCGATGCTGCGTCTGATGGCAGCGGTAGGCCGTACTACGTTCGCTATACGCCAAGGGACATTTTAGGCTGGCGAAGTGAAATCATTGATGGCGCACAGAAGCTGACCCAACTGCGCTTATTTGAAACGATTACTGAGCCTGACGGTAAATACGGAGAGAAGGTTGTTGAGCAAGTTCGAGTCCTGACTCCTGGTGCTTACGAGATTCACCGCAAGGAACAGGACGGTGAGTTCAAGCTGTTCGACGAGGGCACAACCACTGTCAAAGACATTCCGTTTGCGGTGGCATATTCCAACCGCGTTGGCGTGCTTGAGTCGCGGCCACCAATGAATGACATTGCAGAGCTGAACCTCAAGCACTATCAAGCCAGCTCTGATCTCAGCAACCAGTTGAGAATCAGTGCAGTGCCTTTCTTGGCCATCTACGGGATGCCGCCTAGCGCGGAAGAAATAACGGCTGGCCCATCGGAGGCCATGAGCCTGCCGACTGATTCGAGAGTTGAGTTTATTGAGCCATCTGGCAACAGTTACGAGGCGCAGTTCAAGCACCTGGACCGGATCGCGGAAGAGATCAATACGCTGGCGTTGGCCAGTGTCTTGGGCCAAAAGCTGTCAGCAGAAACAGCCGAGTCCAAGCGCATAGATCGCAGTCAGGGAGATAGCACCATGATGCTGATAGCCATGCAACAGCAGGATCTTTTAGATAACTGTTTGCGTTTTCATGCCGAGTATTTGAACGAAAGCCAGCCAGGGACGGCTTACGTCAATCGGGACTTCATGGGTCAACGTCTGCAACCGCAAGAAATACAAGCATTGCTGCAGCTTTACACTGCCGGGACTATCACCCAAAAAACCTTGCTTGAAGAACTCAGCAAAGGCGAGGTGCTTGATGATCTGGACGTTGAAGAAGAGCTTGAGGCGCTTGAAATGGGCGGTCTTTCAGGCACGCAGGAGCCTGAACAAGAAGAGGAGCAGGAGCCAGAAGAAGATGAAGAAGATACGCTGCCAGAAGAGGATGAGGATGTAGAAGATGTGGCGGAATAAACCGGAGCGTCGAGAGCGAAACCTATTTGTGTTTCAGGGCAGCTGTGTGGGCCCACATTTTGGGATCGTGAGAACTACTTGGTACGACAACGGCAAAATTAGCGGGATACAAGAAACAAGGCTGAGGGAAAGCCCCGACTGGGTGATCAATACAGCCAAGTTCACTGCAGTGGTGGGCACAGCATTACGGGAAGGTGCTGACGTGTCTGTTTATGTGGATTGTGACCCTGCCGAATTGGGCTTGGAGGGCACGTGACCGCATCGCCTAGTGCTGGGGAACAGCGCAAATTCCTAGCCAACACCATCAAGCCTGGTGGCGTTGCGGGAGTGCCTGAGAGCTACTACCGCAAGGCACTAGATCTAAATCGGTTTAGCAATGGTGTTGCTAACAAGCTGCTGGAGTCTTACCGGCGGCAGATCGTCAAGGCGGTGCGGGAGCTAGAGCGCATCGACAAGATGCCCAGCAGCAAAAAGCCGCAGTTCAAGGCTGCACGGATGCGGGCCCTGATCAAGCAAAACCTGGACGCCATGAAGAAGTGGTCTGGGCAGAGCATTAATGAGTTAATCCAACAGCTGGACGGTTTGGCTGATGTTGAGGTTGCGTTTGCCAGAGCTGAGCTTCAACGGGTAGTGCCTGCAGCGGTCAAGACCCAGGTGCGGACGGTCGAGGTCACTGAATCTTTTGCCAAGGCTGTGGTGAAAGCTGACCCACTGGATGTGGGCACCAACCTTTTGCAGGAAAGCTTTGAGGAAGCGGTAAAGGGGCCAGGTGCAGTGATGAAGCTGACGGCACGGCAGGGCGCTGTGATTCGGATGCCTGATGGCACCAGCATTGTCAAAGCATTTCGCGGTTTAGCTGAACGCCAGGGCGATCTGTTCTCTCGTGCGGTGCTGGATGGCCTGCTTACGGGTGAGAGCACGGAATCCATCGCACGGTCTTTGTATGGAGAGCTGGGCTTTTCAACTGAGGCGCTGACCTCAAGGCAAATTGCATTGGCCCAGCAAGGCAACGCCTGGAAAATGGCAAAGCATCAATGAGTTGATTCAACAGCTGGACGGTTTGGCAGATGTTGAGGTTGCGTTTGCCAGGGCGGAACTGCAACGGGTAGTGCCTGCAGCGGTCAAGACCCAGGTGCGAACGGTCGAGGTCACTGAATCTTTTGCCAAGGCTGTAGTGAAAGCTGACCCACTGGATGTGGGCACCAACCTTTTGCAGGACAGCTTTGAGGAGGCAGTAAAGGGGCCCGGTTCAGTGTTGAAGCTGACGGCACGGCAGGGCGCTGTAATTCGTATGCCTGATGGCACCAGCATCGTCAAAGCATTTCGCGGTTTAGCTGAACGGCAAGGTGAGTTGTTCTCGCGTGCGGTGCTGGATGGCCTGCTCACAGGTGAGAGCACAGCGTCAATTGCTCGGTCTTTGTATGGAGAGCTGGGCTTTTCAACTGAGGCCCTGACCCCAAGGCAAATCGCATTGGCCCAGCAGGGCAACGCCTGGAAGATGGCCAAGCATCAGGTGCGGACGTTGGTCAGGACCAGCGTTAATGCCACGTCAAACGCTGCGAGCTTGCAGGTTTATAAGGCCAACCCAAACCTCACGAAGAAGTACAGATGGATCGCCACGCTGGATAGCAACACCACAGCGATCTGCCGCAACCTGGATCAGAAGGAGTTCTTCTACGGCAAAGGTCCAACACCGTCGAACCCACCACATTTCGGTTGCAGATCTACAACGGTCCCGGTCATTGATTACGCGGGCGCATCCAAGAAATTTGGGATCGATATTCCACCACCTAGTTCAAAGATTGGCTACCGCCCGACAAAAGAGGGCACGCCGTCTAGTGCAGACCCCAAGGGTGGCCGTGTACCTGTTGGAACTAGCGCGGCACAGCACCTGTACGACTTACGGGGCACGACTAAGGCGGGCAAGAAATCAAGGTTTAATGCCAGCCCTGCCCAGGCCCGGATGCTGAACGGCGGCAAGGCAACGCCTGGGGCATTTGAGAAGGCCCGTTATTACAACCGCTTGGCTGATCGCTATGGCCCAGATGGGGCGATGAAGCGATTCATGCGTGAGGACGGCTCAGAGGTGAGCCTGAAGCAGCTGCGTTCCCGTTATGGGGAGCCGGACAAGATCACAAAGAGCAAGAAAGCTGCGGCCCCTAAGCCAAAACCCACGACAAAAATTCTGACCAAGAATGAAAAGATCGCCAAACAGGTGATGCAGGATCCAGCCTTAAAAAGCGATAAAAAACGCATCGAGGCAATGGTCAATAAAGGCGTGCCAAAGGGTACGGATTTTGTCGGCTTGATTGCTAGCACCAAACAAAAGTCAGGGCTGACTACCACTGAAAAGTTTGCAAAAGTAAAACCTAAACCCAAACCAAAGCCACCCTTTTCAACTGATGCTCAGCTAAACCTTATAAACAAACAGATAGAGCGTTTAGACAAAAATCCACCGTTCAAAAGAGAATATTTACTTGCAAACAATGCAAAATATAGAACCATCAATGAGCGCGTTAAAAAATTAGAAGCTGAATATAAGCAAACAAAAGATAGAAAGCTTTTGGATGTTATTGATTCTTTGGATGATGACTTGGATAATATCCAGAGGCAGGCTGGCAGCCGGTACAGAAAGCTAGTTGAACGTAAAGGATATTTGAGGCGAAAAATTGCAGATGAAGAAAAGCAATTTGACGCTGAGCGAACAGCAAAAGTACAAGCTCAAGCAGCTAAAGCAGCCAAAACTTACCAACCTCAAAGCGTTGGCAGCATTTCTGGGCTGGTTGAACGGCACATTCCTATTGCAAGTGGAACTCGTCAGGCAGGTTTAAAGAGCAAAGACTTAGAAGATGCTTTGCAGCAGTTAACTGACTTGCCCGGTGAATCAGGTCGTAACGCAAAAGCAATGGTTGAGTTCTTGGAAAGAAGTGATTCGACAGTCTTGCTCACAGGCAAGATGTCAGCCGCTGAGAACTTTGAAATGTTTGCTAAAAATGCCACTTTCAAGCGGACAGTTTTGGAGCGTCGTACAGGGCGTGGTGCAGACATTGTGGGCCATGCGTTACGCAAAAAGTTAGATGGCGAAGAAACTTCGCCCATGTATGAGAGACAGATTCAGAAATTTTTGAATAAGTTTATGCAACCGTCTGCAAACTCAAACGGTCATGCTTTTAAGGGCTACAACTTTGTGGCTGTAAAACACGGGCAGCAGCTAGCTGGAGGCAAGTTCAACGCAAAACAACTTCAGGCCCGCGTAAATAAAAAACTGGATGACATCGACAAAGGCGACCCTTCATGGAGCTTTAGCCACAACGCCACTAAAGACGCTTCATCAACCATGTCTACGCTGATTCACGAGATCGGCCACGTTGTTCAATATATGGACGAAACCAGTGATGACAGGCTGGGCATAAGACTAAGGGCCAAACGCAAGCTGACCGAATACAGTGGAAGCAATGACCGAGAAGCATTTGCTGAAGGTTTTGTCGCTTTTGTCCTACAGCCCAAAAAACTAAAAGAGATGAGACCTGAGCTATATGACCGTGTACGCAAGAGTCTTTTTGAGTTTCTAGCCAAATGAACTTGACACCTAATCTGATCGAAGCTTTGGACCTGGCACGGACAGACAGGTTTTCAGGCGTTCGTGTCCGCGCTTTGCGGGATTTGTACGACGACGCGACCGCCGAGGAAAAACCTTATATCGCAGAGCTATTTGAGGTTTTTGTCAGTTTGGTCCAAACACCAGACGATTTGGAGGTTTTGTCTGCTGCGCGTGTTTGATTTAAGCTTTGATTGCTGTTAGGGCCTGTCCCATGCAACTTCACAGCAAGTTTCAGTTCAAACCGACTACAGAAGAGGCCCCGGCTTGCCCTCCAAAAAAGCCCGCTGCTAAGAAAAAAGCAGCTAAAACAGAAGCATCCAAGGAGGACAGCTGATGCCTAGTTACAAAGGCCCCATGAAGCCCCAGAAAC